GTTTCCCAGTCACGATCCAGCCCGTTCAATGTAACCCCTGAAGAAGTTAAAGAGTTTAGAGAAAGAGCAAAGACTGCTTTTAACACTGTAAAAAAGTTAATAGACTCCGGTGCTGAAGTACCTGATATGGATGAAAAGACATCGGTCCAAGCACACGAATTATTTGCGAAGGAAAAACCCATTGCAATTGCAAAGACTCCCCCTGCAGTGGTGTTAAAGTTAGAGGCGTTGTTAAATCAGTATGACCATGAGTTTTTAAATGCAAATAATCGTCTGGCTAACTTTGTGACCAACAGACTTTTAGAAGAGACAGAAAACGAAGATGCAGGTAAAAGACTAAAAGCGCTAGAACTTTTAGGAAAACGTAGAGGTGTAAATTTATTCTCAGAGCAGTACGATGTCACGATACGCCAGAAACCAACTGAAGATATTGAGAATAGACTTAATACAATACTAGGTAAATATATAGGTGATGTAGAGACTGTTGAGGTTAAAGATGAAGAACCGATAAGTCCTTTAGAGATTGACTTAGATAAAGAGTTAGAAGAACATAGTGAATTAGAAGAGCAAAGTGAATTAGAAGAGCAAAGCGATGCAGCCGACACCTCTGGATCTGATAAAGAAATATCCACACCTGCTTAGTAGTCTACCGCCAGAAGTAAAAGCGGAGATTGCCGATAGTTTAGAAGAACTAGCTGAGAGAGAACACTCTCGAAAAGCGCAGTTATCTTTTATGACTTTTGTTAATCAGGTATGGCCTTCGTTTATAAATGGGGCGCACCATCAAAAGATGGCAAAGGCTTTTGAAAGAGTTGCACATGGACAGTGTAAAAGATTAATTGTTAATATGCCACCACGACATACTAAGAGTGAGTTTGCTTCTTATTTGTTGCCAGCGTGGTTTTTGGGTAAGTACCCTAATAAGAAAGTAATCCAAACATCCCACACAGCAGAACTTGCGGTGGGGTTTGGTAGAAAGGTAAGAAATCTTGTTGATTCTGAAGCGTATAAAAACATATTTTCAGGAGTTGGACTCCAGGCTGACTCAAAAGCGGCTGGGCGTTGGGCCACTAACCAAGGCGGAGACTACTTTGCTATCGGTGTTGGAGGTGCTGTTACGGGTAAAGGTGCGGATATCCTCATTATTGATGACCCTCACTCAGAGCAAGAAGCCGCCCAAGCAGAAGTAAACCCTGAAATATACGATAAAACGTATGAATGGTACACATCTGGGCCAAGACAGCGTTTGCAACCGGGTGGTGCGATTATAATTGTGATGACTAGGTGGTCAAAACGTGATTTAACAGGTCAAGTAATGCGGGCTTCAGTACAAAGAGGGGGAGAAGAGTGGGAATTAATAGAATTTCCGGCTATTTTACCTAGTGGTAAGCCTCTTTGGCCTCAGTTTTGGCCTTTAATTGAGCTAGATGCGTTAAAAGAAGAACTACCTAACTCTAAATGGATGGCTCAGTACCAACAAAACCCCACTTCAGAGAACTCAGCTATAGTAAAACGTGAATGGTGGCAGATTTGGGAGAAAGAAGACCCACCTTCTTGTGATTTTATACTACAGTCATGGGATACAGCGTTTGAAAAGACTCAACGTGCGGATTATTCGGCATGTACGACATGGGGAGTGTTTTACCAAGAAGATGACACAGGGTTAAAACAAGCTAATATAATATTATTGAACGCTTTTCGTAAAAGAATGGAGTTTCCTGAGTTAAAAAAGGTAGCATTAGAAGAATACGATGATTGGGAGCCTGATTCTATAATTATAGAGAAAAAAGCATCTGGCGCTCCGTTAATATACGAGATGAGGGCAATGGGGGTTCCAGTTCAGGAGTTTACTCCCAGTAAAGGTAACGATAAAATATCAAGATTAAATGCGGTATCAGATATGTTTGCTTCAGGCAGAGTATGGATACCAAATACTAATTGGGCAGAAGAAGTTGTTGATGAAGTAGCAAGTTTTCCTGCTGGGGAACATGATGATTATGTAGACTCAACATCTTTAGCGTTAATGAGGTTTAGAAAAGGCGGGTTTATTAGAACTCTTCTTGATGAAGACGATGAATATATGCCTCGAAGGATGCGAAGAGAGCCTTATTATTAAATACAAAGGATAAATCATGGCAGTTAATGGAATAGATAAAGGGCTAACCCCTACACCGAAAGGACTAGCGCAGATGGTAGGCCAAGAAGATATGGAGCCTAGCATAGAGATAGAAATAGAAGACCCTGAAAAAGTTTCTATAGAAATGGGTGGTTTGGAGATAGAGATAGAGCCGGGTAAAGAAACAGATGAAGACTTTGAAGCCAACTTAGCAGAGTTTATAAGTGAGGATGAATTAGTTACTATATCTGAAGACCTATTAAGTGACTTTGAATCTGATATAGCTAGTCGCAAAGATTGGATGCAAACTTATGTAGATGGACTAGATCTTTTAGGTTTAAAGTTAGATGAAAGATCAGAGCCGTGGCCCGGTGCTTGTGGTGTACATCACCCTTTGTTGACTGAAGCGCTTGTTAAGTTTCAGTCTGAAACAATCATGGAGACTTTTCCTGCACAAGGACCAGTAAAAACTCAGATTATAGGCGAGAGTAGCAGAGAGAAAAAAGAAGCAGCCTCTCGTGTAAGAGCAGATATGAACTATCAACTAACTGAGAAGATGGTTGAGTATCGTCCAGAGCATGAAAGAATGTTATGGGGTCTTGGTTTATCCGGCAATGCGTTTAAAAAAGTTTATTATGATCCAAGCCTTGAGAGGCAAGTATCTATATTTATACCTGCAGAAGATATTGTTGTTCCGTATGGTGCGTCAGATTTAGAAACATCTGAGCGTGTAACACATGTTATGCGTAAAACACCTAACGAGTTAAAAAAGTTACAAGTATCTGGGTTTTACAGAGATGTAGAGTTAGGAGAGCCTAGTGATGAGTTAGATGATGTAGAGAAGAAAATAGCCGAGAAGATGGGGTTTTCTGCGTCATATGATGATCGGTACAAGATATTAGAGATGCACGTAGATTTAGATTTACCTGATTATGAGGATAAAGATAAGGATGGAAAAGAAACAGGAATTGCTTTGCCATATGTGGTTACTATTGAAAAAGCTACGGGCGAAATTCTTTCGATAAGAAGAAACTACCAACCTGATGATGACCTAAAGAAAAAACGTAATCACTTTGTACATTATGGCTATGTGCCAGGATTTGGGTTTTATTGTTTTGGTTTAATTCATTTGGTAGGCGCATTTGCTAAATCTGGTACATCTCTTATAAGACAACTTGTGGATGCAGGAACCCTATCTAATCTCCCCGGTGGATTTAAGACTAAAGGACTTAGAGTAAAAGGTGATGATACACCAATAAGTCCTGCTGAGTTTAGAGATGTAGATGTAGCAAGTGGAAGTATAAAAGACAATATAATGACGTTGCCGTACAAAGAACCTAGTCAAGTCTTATATACATTACTGGGTACTATAGTTGATGAAGGTAGAAGATTTGCGAGTGCAGCAGATTTAAAAATATCTGATATGTCAGCGCAAAGTCCAGTAGGTACAACTTTAGCTATATTAGAAAGAGCTTTAAAAGTTATGTCTGCTGTGCAGGCTAGAGTGCATTACTCTATGCGCCAAGAGTTTAAATTACTAAAAGACATTATTAGGGACTACACACCAGATAAATATTCTTATAAACCTGAAAGTGGTACTCCCAATATTAAACAATCTGATTATGATTTGGTTGAGGTTTTACCTATATCTGATCCTAATGCTTCTACTATGGCGCAAAAGGTTGTACAGTATCAAGCGGTTATGCAGATGGCTCAAGGCGCACCACAGATATATAACATGCCACAGCTTCATAGGCAGATGTTAGATGTGTTGGGTATAAAAGATGCAGCTAAACTTGTACCTCTTGAAGAAGATGCAAAACCAAAAGATCCTTTGACAGAGAACATGGACGCTTTAAAAGTAAAACCTATGAAAGCATTTATGTATCAAGATCATGACGCACATATATTAGCGCACATGAACTTTTTAAATGATCCAGTCGTAGGACAACTCCTTGCTCAGAATCCAAAAGCTAAACTCATAGCAACAGCTTTACAGGCACATGTGGCCGAACATTTAGGATTTAAGTACAGACTAGATATAGAAAAGAGAGTTGGCGCTCCACTTCCAAAACCAGATGCAGAGCTGCCGGAAGATATGGAACTAGAAGTTTCTCGTTTAATAGCACAGGCTTCTACTCAATTGTCACAAAACAATATGGCACAACAAGCACAGCAAAAAGCGCAACAAAAAGCACAAGATCCAATTATTCAAATGCAACAACAAGAATTACAGATCAAAGCGCAAGACGCTCAACGAAAAGCACAGAAAGATCAAGCAGATTTAGCTGTTAAACAAGCACAGATTGCTGTTGAACAGGAAAGAATTGCTTCGCAAGAACGACAGGCTCAAATGAATACTTTAGCTAAAGCAGCTACAGATGACGCAAAGTTAGAGCAGAAACAATCTAGTGATGCTATAAAAGCATTAGTAGAGGAGCAAAAGATGGAGAATAAATCAGATGACGCTATTGCACAAACTTTATTACAAAGTGCTATGAGCCAATCTGAAGAACCAACTTCTCCACAGGAACAAACACCCCCAACACCACCAACACAGGAGCCTAAAGAATGACGACTGTTTTTAAGGTGTTGTTTGAAAAAATAGACGAAGAGATAGAAAGTGTTAGTGAAGCCATAGCTAATGGGTCAGCTAAGACTTATGACGAGTATCAAAAACTTTGCGGTGTTATAAAAGGTCTAAATGCTGCAAAGGCACACGTTGAAGACCTTAGACGAACTACGGAGGAAGACTACGATAATGACGACTAACATGCCTACTGAGCAATTAGAGTTATTTCCTGATTTGGAAAAACCAAATACTAATAAAGCTACACAATTACCAGAGCCTTCTGGGTATCATATTTTATGTACGGTGCCTAATATAGAAGATAAGTATGAAAGTGGTTTAATTAAAGCTGATACAACAAAACACTTTGAAGAAGTTTTAAGCACTGTGTTTTTTGTTTTAAAACTTGGCCCTGATTGTTATACAGACAAAACTAGATTTCCCAGCGGTCCTTGGTGTAAAGAGGGAGATTTTATTTTAGCTAGACCTAATTCAGGCACAAGGGTAAAAATACATGGTAAAGAGTTTCGCCTTATAAATGATGACAGTGTAGAGGCGGTTGTAGAAGATCCACGAGGGATTTCACGAGCATAGGAGAATAATATGGCTGAAGAGCAAAACATACCAAATGAAGAAGTAAAAGAAGAAGTAAAAGCTGAAGTGTCTGATGTTGAGATAGAAATAGCAGATGATACTCCTGAAGAAGATCAAAATAGAAAAAACTTACCAAAAGAATTAGTTAATAAGTTAGATTCAGAAGAACTTGATGAGTATGACGCTAAAGTAAAAGATAAAATATACCAACTTAAAAAAGCTTGGCTGATCGTGACTGGGAAAC